CTGCTCGGATGCTTTCTCCGTTTGCATGTCTACGCCGCATTTCCGGGACTGTGTGTGCATTTACTACATTTATACGACTGTTCTGTGCTTGTTCAGCCTTTGTAGCCCACCGGCAATTATCCGGGGTATAATCTCCGGCGTTGTTCCTTCTGTCAACCGAATGCTGCGGAGATGGCCGATCTCCCATATCTTCGACAAAAGCCCAGAAATTTTCCAGCCAGCGATCGCAAACGCCTATCCCGCGACCACCATACTTGAAGTAGGCTTTGTCCTCCGGATTGAGGCAACGCTGTTTAATGTTGTCCCAAATCCGGTAATACGGATGCGATCTGCGCTTGCCCCAGTCATCCGGACGCCCGGCATTCAGATCACCGGCGTGCCGTAATTGCCGTGCATAATGCGTAGCACAAAGGCCAATGGTCACCTGTGTTTTCTCACAACCCTCGACTTTGCACTTACTGGTATTCCTCACCTTAACGCGCTCAGGACTACCATGCGCACGGTAACGCTGATAACAGGCACCGCACCATCCAAACGCAGGGTGTGTAACCGGGTTCTTCTTGCAATACGAGCATAGCTCCATTTGGGTTTATCCTCTCCTGTATGGGTTTTGTGAAGAGGATAACCCATAATTTTACGGTTGTCAAGACAAAAAATACTCCAACCCTAAGAACCTGAGCTGCCGTATAGAGAGCGTTTATCAGTCACGCCCATGCTGTAGCGCTCCTCACTTTTGAAGAGGGCATTAGATGTAGGGAAATCATCATCGACATCGAACGTCATGGGTTCACGTTGAAAGCACTTCGCACCATCGGGACAATCTGTCTTCACGAACCAGCTAGACGTACTTGTTAAGAAGTGATTGACCCTGTAGCCTTCAGGGAACGCGCCCATTGTCGCAATCGCGTTAATATCCCTGTCCGCCGTTCCCGGCCGCCACTGCGTGTTCTTCAATATTCTCACGGTGTCGAACTCAAGCGACGTAGGGATGATGAGCTTCTTGGGGACGATGCGGATACGCAGGCCGCGCTCGTTGACGAAGTTGGCGATGTCGATAATGCACTGCTCCAGCGCCGCCTCGTTCAAGTCGCTGTCGATCGACGGGCGGTTCGCCCACGTAATCCCCATTTTGGTAACGTGCGCGGTGGAGATCAACGTCGCCCCGTCCTCGCCGGTGTAGTTGGTGTCGAACGCGCGGTTCAGCACGTTGGCGCCGACGATCTCCTTACCCTGGCGCATGGAAAACGCCAGCGACGTTGCCTGCCGCAATCCTACCTGCGGGTAGAGATTGTCCTTGTAGACTTCCTTGGTGACGATAAAACCCAGGGCGAACACAGCGTGGTTGTACCGGATCAGATAACCTTGAGACTGGCTATCGTAGCTGATGCCCATACCCTCGGGTTTTATCTGCGGAAGCCCAAAACCGGTGATGCCGAGTTCTTCCTCGAACGCCCTCTTGCTGGGGATGGTGTCGAAGATTTCCTGGAACTCAGGCTTATACTCATTATACTTGTTGTTGAAGATTTCGTGCAGACCGGGAAACAATAGCCGCGCGAAACTTGAAGAGGTGATGACACCCATTTATGCCTCCAATGGCGTCATCCTTATTTGTGTGGGTAGACGTTGGCGTTAAGGTTAGTAGTGGTGCCGGAGTTGCGGGGCAGGGCTACATGACTGCGTAGCTACATTACCGCGCAGCTACATGACTACGTAGCTATATGACTACATGACTGCGCAGTTACAGCCCGGCGATCGACGCGCGATAAACGTGCAGAAGCGGACTGACATACCATTTAGCATACTGGCCAAGCGCATTGTCCATCCGATCCACGAGCCGCATCAGCCGCCACGTCTGGGAGCTGGAGTAGGCGCTGGCGGTGTTACTGTCGATCGTAAACCCCGACAGGCCGGAGTTGACATTGACGGCGCCGACCGCGCTGCTGATCGAGTTCATAAGCGCGGCGATGGTCAGGGCGGACGGAGAACTGTTCTCCTGCACCTCGAACAGGACATTGGGGTCGTCAACGACGGCGATGTAGTTAGCCGTGCTCGCCGGCGCATACGCCTTCACGAGGTTGGCGGGATCGTAGAGTTCAACGGGCGCCACACCCTGGATACCGGTGGGCACGGTGCCGAAGCCAATGGCGACGCCGACGATAATGTCGTTGGCGCCAGCCAGTTTCACGGCGGGGAAGCGACCGGTAGGATCGCCGTAGTTAGTGGAATCAAACATTACGGGGTCGCCGACGCCGATGGCGCTGGCGTCGCTCGCTGAATGGAAGTAGATGCGAAACTGGCCATTCCATTCAACTCCGTTCAAATACTTTGCAGGAATGAACCCTTGCACCAGACTGGTATTCGCCACGTTATTTCTCCTTCGCAGTTATATGGGGGCGCGATTGCCCAGAGGTGAAACTTCTTCTGCCTTAGCGTTGATGTCAGCCTTGCCATACCGCCCAGGACTGCCCACCATTGTTCTTTTCATGTCGGCTTCCGACTCATCTATGCGCGTGTGCTGTAATTTCAAATCTTCCTCTCTATACTCCATGGGCTGCTCCATCAGAAAACCGGTCACTCCTCCGCCGACATGCTTGCTGATTTTGGCGCGCATTGGCGTGGGGTCGCCGGCTTTTAACGGTCCGCCCGTCTCGTCTCCATATACAAACTCATACCCGGCGTCCAAATGGGCTTGAATGCGTCCGGGGTTCTGAGGGTCATCGTTTACAACGCGGCGGTAGTAGCCGGGGCGTTGAGAGTATTTAAGGCGATCCGCCTGGCCGACGGGGACACGGTGGGGGCGGTGGGCGCGGGACGGCGCCTGTTGCTGCTGCGCCGTCTGCCGCTGCTGCTCCGTCTGCTCTTCCCCGATTTCGGGTTGCGCCAGGGATTTGCGTGTGAACTTGCCATCCGGTTGCCGATTGTCTGTCATGCTATTTCTCCTGTAGCAACCCATCCTTCGATGATCTTCTGGCCATTACTGCCAAGCTCGACGAACGAGTCGTAGACTTTCTTGTGCTCATCATCAAGGCTGGCGCGGGTGAACGTCTTAGTCCCGGCGCCCCGGTTCGCGCCCGCAGCGCTCACGGCCTCAACTCCCCCCATAGGCGCCTTCGCCCTTGCCGGCTTACCGAACTTATCCGGATACTTCTCCTTGACCTCACTGCCGATGATATTCAACGTCGCCTGATACTCGGCGTCGTCGGTAATTTCGGACAGCCCGTAAACCTTCGCGCGGGTGTGGGCGTAGGCCCGAAGCGGCGTATCATTCTTATACCAGGGGTTAGCGGCGACCCAGTCATCGAGAATGGCGTCGGGGGCGGCGTCGGGGGCGACGGCAATGGTGGCGGCGTCCTTCGCCTTGGCGTCCTTGATAGTGTCGATGCGGGCGTCAAGGGCATCCACCTTAGCCGGGTCGTTTTCGGCAATCGCCGCTTTGCGCTCTGTCTTGAGATTGGCGATCTTCTCGTCAAACTCCTGCTGGCGGGCGGCGGCGACACGCTCGTAATGCGCCTCAAGTGACTTGGTGGCGGTGAGCATGCGGTCGATCTTGCGCGTCTGGTCGCGAATAGTGCGGCCTTGGGTACGTTGGATTTCCTGCGCGCGCTTGATGAATACCTTGGCGTCCACAAAGGCGTCGCCAAGCGCTTCCCTGTCCGGATTCCAACCCATCTCTACCGCGAGTTCCTCGGTCTCGGTCAGCTTAGGGGCTGCGGCGGCCGCCACGTCGTCTATGGTGATGGTGACGGTGGCTGCGTCACCCGCCGCCTTGGCTGCGGCATCCGCTGCTGCTGCCGCCGCTGCCGCCTTTATCCCGTCCGGCTGCGTACTCTGTACTGGCAATGTGCCATCTGCTGGCATGTTTAGGTCTCCTTCTTGAAGTTGTAATCGGGGGCCGCGCCCTTCGCGATAACCGCCTTGCAGTCCTCGTCATTACAGAGGACGCAGCGCTCCAACCCTGTAATCTCGGCGTCTACCGTTATGCCCGAATACCGGGGAAAGCACACACGGTCGCCTACTCCCGCCCAGGGCGTTCCATCCCCAAACGCCTGCCAGGCCTGCCGGCCTACGGCCAGGATTACCCCGGTGGTGGCCGCTTTCTGATGTGTCTCACGCACAGTGTCAGGGACATATAGCATTCCGCCGGCTGTTCGTTCTTTGACTTCGTCAAGCTGCACTAAAACTAAATGTCCGCAGGGTTCAATCATCACATGACTCCTTGTATGGGTTGTCGTCGTACTTACTCCCTGTCGTCGTATTCACTCACTGTCATCCTCTTCCCCCTCCCCTTGCAGCAACACCGTTTCCGGCGGCTCGAACGCATCCTCCAGCCCCTGGATCATGCCGACGCGAAACGCGGTATTAAGAGCGGTGGAGTTAAGATTGTCAACGTCGAGCGTTCCACCGCGACCCAGGTCGATACGAAGGTCGTCGATCTGCCGCCGGCGGGCGGAGTGGACGATACGGGTGATGGGGTGCTGCAACCACATCCGGAACTCTTCAAGGGTAATATACGCATCAGGGGTGGGCATCGCTGTCTCCCCTTTCCTTGATGTCGAGCTTCCTGTGTTCAAGATGGTGGTCAGCCACCTCCATAGTCTGGCGGTGTCCCTGGTCCTGCGCCTTCAACGCCGCCTCCAATGCCTGCCTCTCCTTCTCCAATTCAAACTTCAACGCGGTGATCTCGCGCTCAAACTGCTGACCTGCCGCGCGTTGGTCAACCAGAGCGGAGTCGGACTGCAATTTGGCGGCGCGCGCGGTATCGAGTTCATGCCTGTACTCGATCTCCTTTTCCTTCAACGCCATCTCAGTCTGTTTTAGCTGCGCCTTTATCTGCTCGATTTCAATACGCGGATCGGTCTTAGGCTCCGGCGCGTCGAGAATAGTCTCGACATCCGGAATATTAAGGGCGGCGAAGTAGCGGCGGTATATCTCACGATCATTTAGCCCCTGGTCGATACACTCCTTTAGCGCCTGGGCCTTCATCACCTTCTGCATATCGTTGAGGTCGCCGATATCGCTCACCGGCGTAATGTCGAGATCGCTGTCGTAGAAGTCCGTCATCACGGCGTCGGGGTCATCCAGTACCCGCTGGTACTCATCCGCCTCGACAAAGAGTTTGTCAAGGTACTTCAGCTTTTTGAACTCGCGGCTGAGGGACTTGTGGATACGAAGGTAAATGCTTGAGTACACCTTCAGCCCCTGCTCGATGAGCGCTAATGTAGTCGTGGCGGGTACGTTAGCCGCCGGCTGGTTGCCGCTGAGAACGTCGGCGTTACTCGCCAGTTCCTTCGCCGCCTCGACCATGAACTGAAGGAGCTTGAACAGTACCTCGGACGGCGGATTAGCCGGCAATGGGAAGACGTTCTTCCTCAGATCGTCCCCTGTGCTGTCCACGTACTTCCACTCGCCGTGCTTAAACCTCAAACTCTTCGTCCCCTCCGGCAACCTCACACCCTTGCCCAGAAACCCGCACTGGCGATTGGCCATCGTACCGGCGTCGAGGAGCTGATTAAGATTAGTGTTCACGGTTTTGTTAATAGGCCCGATCAGCGCGCCGAACCCCATACCATAGAAGCCCCCGTCAAAGGAAGGGAAGAAAAGGTAGCGTGTGAAGTCGATGCGCGGAGTGATGCGGACAATTTCACCATCGTCGTTAGTATGAATACCGTCCGAGTCATAGCGAGGGACAATGCGGACGACCTGCTGCGTGTCGTAATGCACAGTGACGACGTAGGGCTCCTGGTATCCGTCGCCGTCGATATCCCACCAGCGGTGTTGCTCGAGGAACAGGTGCGGCTTGTCTTTGTCCCGCGTGTCCTGGTTCTGCTTGACTTCCGTATGCGACACCGGCTCGCCGAACTCCCTGTCCAAAAACTTCTTCCCGCGTACACGCTCGACTATCTCGTTTGGATACAGGACAACGTGCTGGGTAAAGTGGGGGACTCTTTCAAGGGACTTGGCGAAGTAATTGACGACGAGGTCTTCGGCAGGACACATCTCGCTTACGTTTTTCTTATTGACGTGGTCGCGGTAGGTCTTGCGGAAGACACAGCCGACAACGGGGAGAATGACGAGAAGCTGATCCGTCTCCTCATCCCAGTTATCCATTTGCTGCAACAACTGCCAGGACATGAACGCCGCCATGCGGTCGGCGCGCTTCTGCTTGGTGCCGGCGTCGTCGTCCCTGCCAAACTTCTTGCCCTTGACGACCTGGTCGCCGTTGATAATGTTAGGGTAGGCGCGGGCGGCGAACTGAATAGCGGCGATAGCGAGCGTGGGGTACTTGACGTTGGCCACCACACCTTCACCGTAGGTCTTGACTTTGCCGATCAAGCGCGCTAGTTCCACGGCCTCCCTGTTCTGTTCCAGCCAGTCGCGGCGGGAATCCCGGTCAATCTCATAATCCTCCACGACACGGATGCCGATGGACATTAAGACCTGCTTGTCCAACTTCTCGGCAACGTTGTCCATATCGAGCTGCGCCATAAGCTGGTTGACAGCGGCTTCACGCATCCAGCGCAGCTCACGGTCGGCTTGTTCCTCGACGGTGCGCGGGTCCTGGGGCGGCGCTGACAACTGGGGCGGCGACTGTGACTGTGGGGCGCCGCCACTATTAGCATCCTGCCCGCCGCCGGGAGCGGTTGTGGGCTCCTGGGGGGCGAAGTTAGGCGTAGTGCCGGGGGGAGGCGGAGTTTGGGCATTGGGTGGCTGCTGTGGCTGGACATTGGGAATAGCTGACATAGTATTTTTGCGGCGAGGGGGTGCCGCCCTTTCTGAAATTTTGGGTTAACCACTAATATCCCGTTAACGGATCAACATCCTCTTCTTCTTCCACCTTCTTCCCGCCGTCTTCCTCCGCCGCCGGATACAGCTCAAACACCGCCAGCGCGTATCCAAGCGCCGCTACCGCAGGATGCGTATTGGCGGTCGCAGTCGTCCGCTCATCGGGTGGTATGCTCAGGTACTTGGCGATGTCCGCCGCACCCAGATGCAGATACTTCGAGGCAGGCTGCAGGAGCTTTATGCTCATATCAGCATACAGTTCCACTCTGCCGTCCCTACTATACGGCGCGGCGTAGAACTCTATCGCGCGCAGACCACGCTTAACGGCGTCGCCGTTATAGATGTACAAATGGACAAGATTGCCCTCGTCCGCTCCACGCCCATACCAGCCTTGGGTACGGTACATCGCCTGGAGTTCGCCGATTTCCGACAGGAACAGTTGCTTATCGCCATGCGTCGTCTCCGCGAGAACGCGAACGTGATGCTGCCTGCCGCCTTTGCGCGGGAGACGCTCTTCACCCAGGACTACGGCGTATCCGGGTTTGTCCGCCGGCCATGACATGCCGCCGATGATACGGCCAAGGTCCGGGTCGCCGGCCTTGATGTCAACGGGGTCGATTAGAATCTTCAAAACAACTGCACCCTTCTAACGTGGCCAGGACCGTCTGCAACGTCTCGATTACGCCTGCAGGCCCTCCAACCCTCTCCAGCCCTTCTATCGCTTTGACTACCTTCTTTATCAGCAGTTGCCGGGGCGTTTCAGGTTCATCGCGGACGTGAATTGGACATGGGCCGAGCCATGACAGGGACTGTTCTCCGTATTTCGACGCCGTCATCCGGCGCTTCCATGTCTCCGCGTCCTCTCTGCTCCTGAACGCTGGACTGGTTGGGTAGCTGTTCGTAAGCTTGTTCACAGCCGAATAGCTTCTGTCCCCTACCAAAACCCAAAGTTCCCTAATCAGCTTTTCCTCATTCATAAAACCTCCGCAAGGAAACCCCTGATTTCAATCAGGGGTAATTGACCTGCCATCTCCTCAGCTACAGCCGCTTGCCATCCCCCTAACTCAGATCGCACCCCGCATAAATATTGTTGGCTCCAAACGCCCGCGCCTGCCCTTCGTAGCTGAAGGCATGGCGATAATGGTCCGCCCCCAGCCTCACATAAATATACCGCTTACTTCCCGTTTCCTCATCCTCGACCAGCCGTTTAGCCACATTACAGCATTGCCGGGCGAACGTTTCCATCTGCTCCGACCTTCTTGGCAGCGCAACTATCTGCGCCGATATTTCCTGGTGGCTGGCGTCCAGGCACTCTGTCCTGTTCCTGCTTACCCGCATGGTCTGCTCATTCCACACCGCCGGCCCCCGCCTGTGCTCATCATAAAAATTCAGCCACACCCTTCCCGGAAATCTACCCGCGAACGCCTGCGCCGCCCTCATCTCCGGCATACCGTCAACTACGCAGCAGCTCACGTGGAATTTCTTCATAAGGCCGTCCAGATCACCCCACTCTTTATATTCATTAATATGCACGATAACACCGGCCTTCCCCCACGCCCGCTTGCCGATGACGACATGCAGCCCTTTGCCCTGATCCACCCCCATAGAGCACGGACCGGCATCCCACTGCTGTATCCCCATATCCCCGCAGCAGTCATACACTTCCTCGACGGCGAGTTGA